TATAGACCAATCGGACAATGAGTATGATTACCTGTGCTTTGAATTTGTGGGCGAACCGTATATTGCCGGTACACGGAGAGCATTTATCACTGGCGACTATGCGGAAATGAGCGGAGATTACGGAACATGCTGCGTCAATGTAAAGCAGGCGTGGAGATTTTCACAGGATGTTAACATCTGGGAAGAGATTGCGAAAACTTACGATGTGGATCTAAAGCTGTACGGCATAGAATGTGGTACGGAGGTCGTTGAAGAGGTCATTATTATCCGCGGCCACAGGCCTATCGTAAATCACATTGGGTATGGTGACTGGATGTGGGAATGCCCGTTTCCGTGTATGGGAGGCTGATGATATGGACTTGAGACATCTTGCTGAGCAGTACCGTCGTACGGAGTATACACCCATAGGAAGAAATGTTGTGTATATCCACACCGACTACGGCGACCTGCCGTTGAAGCGATGGCAACGCATGGCGCGTCTGGCAATCGAGGAGGAAGGCAAGAGCGACCTGCTGGAGAGATTCGAGGCATATCTAGATACACACTTTGACGAAGTACCGGCAGACACGAGGAAGACGTATGCACTGAACGAAGTGCTGAGAGGGACGTATATTGAATGGGAAAACTTCGATGTCAAAGAAGTAGATAAAGGCGATGCTGCAGAGCCAGTACGGCTCGATCGTAAGCCCGACGAAGAGTAAGAGTCGGTACTGCCTGCCGGAGAGCGCACGCAGGCAGATGGAACATCGGCCATACAAGCTGAGAGGTGATCATGACGAATAAGGATATCGAGATACTGCAGGCGGTCGTACCGACCATGCAGGCCATAGAGATGTTGGAACAGCAGATGGAATGGGAGCGGGACAGGCTGGCCTGCATATCGAGGTATCCGACCGGCATGCCCTCTGCCGGAGCACGTCAGGACGGGCTGGAGAAGTCCTTCGCAGTTATCGGCCAGATGGAAAGCGACCATGCGGAAAGCTGCGCTCTCTATCGGCGGCAGCTGAAGAAGGCCCTGCGGGTGATCCGGCAGATCGACAGCCCGCTTCTGCGGTCCTTTGTGACGATGCGGTATGTCTTCGGCATCCCGGATGTGAAGATCCGGGAGGAGCTGAACCTGACACGTCGTGGATTCGACCGTGCGAGGGCGGCAGTAGAGGACGCACAATGTATGAGAGAAGTTCGTTGGAAAGAGAGATATATCACGGAAGCAGAAGAAGATGAGTAAAACCACAACGACACATAAAAATGTGTTGAAATGACAAGCATAAAATGGTAATATGATAACATAGAGAAAGTGTAAGGAAGCACTTTTTGCTTATCGGTTTTCTCCTTTTTCTGTTTCCCCCAGGAGAAGCCTCAAACCTGTCGGTTTGGGGCTTTTTTTATTGCCCGCAAAAGGAGGTGGTGGTCATGGCAGGCAGAGATACCGTCATCATTGACATTGACTCATCAGAAGTACAGGCCGCCATTGGCCGCCTGCGGGATGTCATGACGCCAGAGCAGTTTGAAAATGCGATGCACGGCATCATGAAGCGCATGCCGGGACAGGTCAAGATTATTTTAGGCGATACAGTGCCTCCCAAATACCATGTCAACTCAACCGAGGTCCGCAAGGCCGTAGGGTATGGCAAGACCAGCGTTGGCGGCGGCGCCGGGTGCGTCATTCCGGTAAGGGGCGAACGTAAGCACATCGGTGGCGGCGGCAGAGGTTTTCCTGGCTGGGGCGGCGCAAAAGGCTGGGAATCCCTGCGAAGGAAATACCGCGTTTCGACCAAAGTTTACAGAGGGCAGCTGGTACGGCTTCCAACGCACCTAGCCAGCTATGGCGGCCAGCCGCCATTCCGAAACACAGCGGCACCGTCACTGCACGGCCTGACCTTTACCCGTCTAGGGAAAAAGCGCCTGCCGATCGAACCGGTTGTAGGTATCGCAGTACCACAGATGCCGCCAAACAAGGCTGAACCGGCTACACAGGACAAAATCGCCGATAAGCTGCTGGAGCTGACCGAGCGCCGACTGATGGCACTGGTCATGAATGGGAGATGATGCAAGATTGGCAAACAAACTAGAAATGACGAAAAAAGACCTTGCGTCACTGACGGGGTACACGTACCGCAGGCTCCACGACATCGACAAAGAACTGCCGGACAATGCCAAGCTTTTCATCCTGTCGGGGAGTGACCTGCAGAAGTGTGATGCGAGGATCTTCGTGCAGCACTGGGTCGACTACTGCGTCGACAAGTACAGGGGAGCCGACGCAGTAGACCTGGATTCGATCCGGGCGACCCACGAGAAGATCAAAACCGAGAAAACGCGGCTGGAGGTTGACCGGTTGTCCGGCCAGCTGGTCAGCGTGCAGGAGGTGAAGCGCCTGTGGGGAGACGTGGCGCGGACGGTGGCGACGAACTTTTTACATCTGCCAAGCAAGGTAGCGCCGTCACTGCTGATGATGGATGACGCGGAGCAGATAGCCGCGATCATCGACGGAGAGGTCCGCCGGATACTGGAAGACATCGCAAACACTCCACTCCCTGACAGCGTAGTAGCCGCAGGGGACGGTGACGACGAATGAATGCGATACAGGAGCTTGCCAGATACACCTTCGAAATGTTCCGCCCTCCGGAAGCATTGACGGTGTCAGAGTGGGCGGACAGGTACATGGTGCTTGCCTCAGAGTCGAGTGCTGAGCGTGGCCGGTGGCGGACGTCCAGGGCGCCATACCAGAAGGAACTGATGGACGCTTTCACCCAGCCGGGTATTCACGAGATCGTGATCATGGCCTCATCGCAGGTCGGGAAGACGGCTATTGAACTGAACATGTGCGGCTACGTCATTGACATTGACCCCGGACCTGTCCTGATGGTTCAGCCGACAAACGATACCGCAGAAGACCTGTCCAAGAGACGTATAGCGCCGACCATAGCGGCCTGCCCCACACTCCGCCGGAAGGTGTCAGAAGCTAAAGGCCGTGACAGCGCCAACACGATCGGAATGAAGAGCTTCCCCGGCGGGTCACTCACGATCATCGGCGCGAACAGTCCTGCGGATCTGGCATCGAAGCCAATCCGGTACATCTTCTTTGACGAGATCGACCGCTTTCCTGCCAGCGCCGGAACAGAAGGTGATCCGTTGGAACTGGCGGAACGTCGAACCGAGACTTACAGAGACTTCCGGAAGATCGTCAAGACGTCAACACCTACTATCAAAGGCCACAGCAAGATCGAGAGGGCCTATATGAAGGGAACACAGGAAGAGTGGCACACGGAGTGTCCGTACTGCCATCAGTACAGCTACATCCGCTTCGAGAATATCCGTTTCGACAAAGAGGAAATGCTCAACGAGGACGGTTCGAAAGACTGGAAGGTATCCAACGTGCAGTGGGAATGCCCGACCTGCAAGAGGACAGTTCCGGAGTACGCCTGTAAAAGACTCCCTGCAAAGTGGGTCAGCAAGAAGCCGGAAGCGATTGAAAACGGCATCCGTTCCTTCCGCCTGAACGCTTTCATGTCCCCGTGGTCCAGCTGGTCTGAGATCTGTTTAAAGTTCCTGCAGGCCGGTAAAGATCCGGAGCTGCTGAAGACGGTTGTGAATACCATGTTCGGCGAGTTATGGGAAGTCAGGGATTCGAATGGCTTGGAGGATGCGCTGTATGCCAGACGGGAGAAGTACCTTGCCAGAGTACCGGACGGAGTGCTGGTGCTGACAATGGGCGTTGATACGCAGGACAACCGACTGGAATACGAAGTGGTCGGTTGGGACAGAGACGCACAAAGCTGGGGCATCGAACGAGGTGTCATCCCCGGCAGGGCAGACAAGCCGGAGACGTGGGCGGAGATTGACGCCCTGCTTGACCAGGAATGGTCCATGAAGAACGGCCAGCGCCTGCGGGTATCGGCAACCTTCATTGACTCCGGCGGTCACTTCACGCAGGAAATCTACCGTGAGTGCGAACGCAGGGCATCCAAGCGGATCTGGCCCATTAAGGGTGAAGGCGGCGAGGGCAAGCCCTACTGCAGGCCGATGAGGAAGGACGCCAGCAGGGGCGTGGGCTTCCTGATAGGCGTTGACGCAGGCAAGGAAGGCATCATGTTCGAAGCAGGCATCAAAGAGCCGGGGCCGAATTACATGCATTTCCCGAACGATAACCGGTCCGGTTATGACCAGGAGTACTTCCGGGGTCTGATATCCGAGCGGATGACGATCCACCGCAGGCAGGGACAGAACGTCATTGCATGGGAAAAGTTCTATGACCGCAACGAGCCGCTCGACTGCCGGAATTACGCAAGGGCAGCATACCGGTATTTTAACTGGCATTTCGACCAAATCGAAAAGGCCATCAAAGGCATACAAGACGAACCAAAAATCGAGACAAAAGAAGCCGTGACGCTCCGCAAGCAGAAGCATGTGATCAGCCGCGGCATACAGGTATAGGGAGGTGGCGCTATGGCCGTGACAGCCTACACCCTGACAGAAGCCAGGGAGATGCGGGACTTGACGAAGGAAGCCATCAAAGAACTCCTGTCCGGTCAGGTACAGCACTACCGGATCGGAACGAGGGAATATACCGCACTGGACATTGATGACCTGATGCGGATGCTGACCTACTGGTCCAACATGGTTGACGCCCTGAGCGGGAATGCGAGGACGTCGAAGGTAACCAGAGTTGTTCCGAGGGATCTATAGGAGGCTTGAATGAGCAAGAAGAAACCAAACCTGCTTGAACGGGCGCTGTACATGGTTGCTCCCAAGCAGGGTGAGAAGGCTTACCGGGATCGGATGAGCCGGGAAAATAAACGGTCGCCCACACAGCCCAAGATGAGTTATGGCCAGCACGGCGCAAGCCACTCGCTGAACAGCTTAATCGGGTGGCTGCTGGAGCCAGGGGATGCGGAAGAGAACATCGATCTTTACTCCTCCACTTTGAGGCAGAGATCCCGCGACCTGTACGCAGGCGGAGGCCTTGCAAGAAGCGGACCGCAGGCACTCGCTACGGCGGCTATCGGGTGGGGCATCCTTCCGAAACCCAAGATCGATGGTGACGTGCTGGGCATGACAGATGAGCAGAGAGAGGAGACCGAGCGCCTCATCCTGAGAGAGTTCAAATTGTGGGCTGAAAACAACATGTGCGACGCGGAGAGACAGCAGAACTTTTACGGTCTTCAACAGTTGGCGTTCCTGTCCATGCTGATGTCGGGCGATGTATTCGCACTCTTTGGCATGAAGCCGAACAAGCGGACGCCCTACCAGACGACGGTACGTCTGCTGGAAGCTGACAGGATCTGCACACCGGACAGCTCCGGAGACAGCATATCCGTAGAAACAGCCAGTGGCGGACGGATCATCGACGGCGTGGAGATCAATCGCGAGGGCGAGGTCATCCGGTACCATGTGGCGTCCAGATCCCCTCTGGCATGGGGTAACTCGAAAGAGCTGGTGTGGACAGCCATTGACGCCTACGGGCGGGAAACAGGCCTGCCGAACATCCTGCACATCATGGAGTGGGAACGTCCGGAACAGAGGCGCGGCATCCCATTTGTGGCGGCAGAGATCGAACAGCTTAAACAGTTCTCCCGCTACATGAACAGCGAACTGGCGGCGAATGTTGTGAGCGCCATGCTTACCGTCTTCATTACATCCGCTGATGATGATGGCAGGGCAAGCATGGAAGATGCGGTCAACGAACAGGAAAAGGTCACGAACGACGAACTGAAACTGGAGCTGGCGCCTGGTGCGATCTACGACCTGCCGCCAGGCAGGGACATCAAAACGATGAACCCGCTGAGAAGCAACGCCCAGTTTGAAGCGTTCGTGAACACCTGCATCATGACGATTGCTTCGTCAATGGGCATCCCAAAAGAAGTTCTGGTCAAGAAGTACGAGTCAAACTACACGGCGGCGAGAGCCGCACTGTTGGACTTCTGGCGGACCGTTCGTGTGTACCGCACAAAGTTCAACTCCATGTTCAACCAGCCGGTATACGAGCAGTGGCTGAGTGAGGCGGTTGCTTTGGGACGCATCAACGCCCCCGGCTTCTTTGACGATCCCGCCATCCGGCAGGCATGGTGTGGCTGCATGTGGGTCGGCGCTTCGATGGGCCATGTCGATCCGCTCAAGGAAGTAAACGCTGCGGCAGCACGTATCCAGAACTGCATTACAACGCAGGAACAGGAAGCGTCTGAGTATAACGGCAACGACTGGGCGGCCAATATCCGCCAGCGTCGCAAAGAGATAGAAGCCCTGAGAGACCTGTACCCGGAACTGCAGGAGCAGGATCCGTCTCAGGAAGAGGAAGAAGGTGATGACGATGCCTAGAGATATGTTCCGTCTGGCCTACCAGACAAAGATGGAGGCCGACGACAGCGCAGAGCTGACGCTGTACGGGGAGATC